AATGAGTATACTGCCTTAAAGACGCAGAATGCGGAGCTACTTAATGGACAAGTCGATCAGGATCAAGCACAACTTGATGCCTACGACAAGAAGATTAAGGAACTCATACTTGCAGATGATGTTTACGATTTACCTAAATGGCAAGAAGCCAGAAGAATCAAATCTCAACAATTAGATACTAAAAGAGCAGAACAGAAGAAGCTATCGAAAGAAGCTACTGAAGAGGAACAACAACAACAACAAACCCAAATCTCTCAACAGAGACAGGGGGCTATTGATGCCTTAGATCAGGTTATGCCTGGTTGGCAAGAGGGTTATGATGATGTTGTTTCTTGGGCTGCAGAAGACCTAGGATTTCCAGAGTTTGCAGAAGTGCTGGATCCTAGAATAGTAGCTATGATGTTTGAGTATAAGAGTCTTAGGGAAGGTGGTAAACAAGCTGCAAAGAAGAGAATGAAGACACCTACTAAAGGTGTTAGAGCTAAAAAGTCCCCTAACTTAAAAACTAAACAAGCTAAACAACAAGGAAACTTACGTAATAAAGTACTCTCTGGTAAAGGTAATGAAGGTGATGAGCTTTCATTCCTAGAGGGGCTTGCGAATGACTCCTTGGGGTAACGCTTAAATTATAGGATAAAATACAATGGCAACATTTAAAACCGAAGCCTCGATAGGTAACAAAGAGGATCTAGCTAGTTTCATTTCAATGATTACTAGAGACGAGACTCCTTTCGCATCATCGATTGGCAACACAAAAGCAAAAGCTGTTTTTCACGAATGGCAGACTGATGAGTTAGCAGCACCTGGTGCAAACGCTCAATCTGAAGGAGCAGACTACAGTAATACAACTACTCTAGCACCTACAGTTCGTTTGGGTAACTACACTCAGATTCTTGCTAAAGAAATCAAAGTATCTAAGACATTAGATTCAATTTCTAAAGCTGGTCGTGCATCTGAATTCGCATACCAAATGAAGAAGAAAGGTACTGAACTTAAGCGTGACTTAGAGCATGCCTTAGTTGGTGCTCGTCAGGTATCTAATGGTTCTGGTGGTGTAGCTTCTGCTAACGCTGGCCGTACTATGGGTGGCGTACAATCGTGGATCAATGGTTCTTCTACTTTCGACCAAGAAACTGGTGCAATGCTAACTGGTACAGCTGATGGTACATCAGTGGCTGCAGCAGGTACAGCTGATGGTGCATTCTCATTGAGTGCTGTAGATGAAGTGATGCAAAAGATCTACGAAGAAGGCGGTAAAGCTGGTACTCTAATGATGGCACCTGGTGTTAAGAGAGCATTCTCTTCAGCGGCAGTAGGTACAGATGCTGTTAGACGTAACATCGATGATTCTGGTAAGTTACGTCAATCAGTTGAGATCTATGAGTCTGACTTTGGTGCAGTTAAGGTAGTTCCAAACTACGTTATGGGTCTTGGTGATGGTGCATCTGACATCATTGCTTATGATTCAGCGAACTGGTCTTTAGCTACTCTTCGTCCATTACACAACACAGATGTCGGCCAAAAAGGTGACTCTACTGTTGGTATGATGGTTGAGGAAGTAACACTACAATGTAAGAACCCTGCTGGTAACGGCTTGGTTGTTAACGTAGCGTAACTGACCTGATCTAAATTAGGGGCTTTAATTAGCCCCTTTTTAAATACAAGGAACTCATATGAGTAAAATTACCGACAAGTACGATGACAGGGGGCTGGTCCTAGAACAGGATGCCACAGCCTATTTAGACTATGCACATGAGGCCAGAAGGGCAGGTGTAGACAAAAAAGCAAACTTTAGAAGTTTTGCTATTATCCCTGACATTGTAGCTGTGGATATTTTTACAAAGTTCGGGATTGATATTAACAACCCTGAAAATACACAAGTAGAACTAAATAAGTTTAAGAAGATTATTAAGGATCATTATCCTTTACTTCTGACAACTAACATTAACAGAGGTGGATAACAATGGCTATAACAAACCAACAAACACTCAGAGATACTATCGAGGATTGGTTGAATCGTGCAGATTTAACAGACCCACAAATCGATAGTTTCATCTCAGCAGGTGAGGGTAAGATTTATGACTTCTTAAGAATCCCACCTATGGAAGCTAAAGTAGAAGTCACATTAGACGGTACCAATTCTTTATTTATCCCGTCAGACTTTATTGAAGCAATTGATTTAAGAAAAGTAGAAGGTGTTAATCAGTATAAGATACTAAGTAGGACTGATCCTAGAAACATCTTTGACTCAGGAAAACCCTCATACCCTAATACATTTGTACGTGAGATGGATGAATTTATTATCACAGGTGACGTTGGTGAGATAGTAAGCTCTGGTACTTATCAACTAAAGTACTATAGATTCTTACCAGCAATCGGTGAGTTCTACGAGACAGGCTCTCAGTTTAACGTAGGTGTAGGAACTTGTGATGATCTAGGATCTGGTGCAAGTTGGGAAGATGGTGTATGTACTATTAATACTAGTACTGTAGAGGTCATAACATACTTATTAAATGGTGAACCAGACCTTATACTGTATGCAGCCTTATGGGTTGCCTCTGAGTTCTTAAATGATGATGAGGGGTCTATGAGATACTCTAAGTTATTCTTTGAGAAGGCAGATGCAGTAACTAGAAGGATGAATAAATCAGAAATGTCTGGTGGTAATATTACAATTAAGATGCCAGCCAGTTTAGGATAACAATATAGGAGACCCTTATGTCAAGATCATTTTTCGGACAAGGCGATGAAGGAATAGAAGTTACTAATAAGAAGTCTTCAGGGTTTTATAGATCAAAATCATCCCCTGTAGATGTATCTATCATTAGAGATAATGAAGTAGCTATTAAGACTGTAAATGATAATATCATTGATGTCAATAAAGTAGCTGCAATCGACACAGCTGTTACAACGGTAGCCCTTAAGGGTACTGAGTTAGATATTGTTGCTACTAATATTACTAACGTAACTAAGGTAGCTAATATTGATACGGATGTTACTACAGTAGCCTCTAACGATACTAATGTAACTAAGGTAGGTACTAATATATCTGATGTAACTCTGGTTGCTAACCGTGATGCTGATATAGATACGGTTGCTGGCATTGCTTCCGATGTACTATTGGTCTCTAACATCACGTTTGACGTAACTAAGGTTGCTATCATCCAAGATGATGTAACTAAGGTAGCTAATATTGATACGGATGTTACTACAGTAGCTAGTAGAGATGCTAATATAATCACGGTTGCTGATAAAATTTTAGATGTTAGTTCTGTAGCTGATAATATGGCGGAGGTCCTAACAGCAGATACTAATGCACTAGCTGCAGCAAGTAGTGCAGGGGCAGCGGCAATTAGTGCGTCTAGTGCAGCAAGCGCAGCTACATCGGCTGTGAATGCAGTTATCGATGCAGCACCTGATAACCTCAATACTCTTAACGAGTTGGCAGCAGCTTTAGGAGATGATAATAACTTTGCTAGTACAGTGACCTCATCACTAGCAGGTAAAGTGGATGATTCTCAGATACTAACTGACGTTCCTTTGAATGCAGTATTTACGGACACTGTTTATACTCACCCAGCTAATCACTCTATAAGTTTTGTTACTGGCCTACAAACAGCTTTAAATGATAAAGTAGACGATACTCAAGTACTAACTGACGTTCCTTTGAATGCAGTATTTACGGACACTGTTTATACTCACCCAGCTAATCACTCTATAAGTTTTGTTACTGGCCTACAAACAGCTTTAAATGATAAAGTAGACGATACTCAAGTACTAACTGATGTACCTTCAGGTGCAGTATTTACCGATACGGTATACTCTCACCCAAGTACACATAGTATTTCTGAAGTATCAGGATTACAATCAGCTTTAAATTCAGCAGCAACATTAGATGATGCAACAGCTATGGCAATTGCTTTAGGATAGGAGATAATAATGGCAAATACATTTAAAAGAAAGACGGGTAATTCAGTAGGAACTACCATGACAACAATTTACACAGTGCCAGCCTCTACTACTACAGTGATGATTGGCGGTGTGATATCTAACGTAACGGGTTTAGATGCAGAGGCTTTTGTAGTAACAGGTGATGGTACTAATGACATCAGTCTGATTGGTGCAGATACCCCAATCCCTGCTAATACTGCTTTAAGTTTTATTGACGGTAAGATAGTACTTCAAACTGGAGACACAGTAAAGGTCAAGGGTTCAGCTGCTAATCAGTTGGATGTCCACCTTTCTATTATGGAGATAAGCTAATGGCTAAGTATATCGGCAGGGGTAATCCCTATAGAAGAAGAAGTACATCTACTAACTCTATTGAGTCAAAGGATATCCAAGACGGTGCAGTAACAGCAGATAAGTTAGCCCCTGGTGCAGTTACAGAGTATACACATCCTGCAACACACCCTGCTTCTATACTTACAGGTGCTTTACCTGCTATTGATGGTTCTTCTCTTACAGGTATTGTCTCAATCCCTACTGGATTAATCTCTATGTGGTCAGGATCAGCAAGTGCTATCCCTAGTGGTTGGAACTTATGTGACGGTAACAATGGTACACCTAACTTAGTAGGTAAGTTTATTAAAGGTGGTAGTACAGCAGGTACTACTGGTGGTAGTGGTACAACCTCTAATACAGGTAGTCACAACCACTCAGGTGCTTCTCACACGCACGGTACAAGTTATCATACATTGAGTACTGCTCAGATGCCAGCCCATAAGCATAAATTTAAAGCTACTGAGGGTGGTGGCTCTTACGGTGGTCATATTAGTATTTTAGCGGGCTCTGGTTGGGGTGGTGGCTCTGGTGCAGGTGATGTTAGGCAGTATTACACTAACTCAAATAGCAATATTGGTAGCTCAGGCTCTCACACGCACGGTAACACAACTGCAGGTGGTACAGGGACTACAAGTTCTAACGGTTCTCACACTCACACTATCGAGCCTGTACATTACACGCTTTGCTACATAATGAAATCATAGGAGACGTTATGAATATTACGATTATTAAAGATGACAATATGGTGTCTATTGATGGTTCATCTCTTAACTTTAACTTAGATTTAGAGGAATACATTTGGGCTATCCAATGGGACGGTACTAAAGGTTGGATTGAGTTTAGTGATGGTACTCCTAATCAAGAGATTACAGAATTTACTAGGTTTCAATACTTAGTTGATGGTTATAACACTGAGAAGCAGCGATTAGTTGATGAAGAAGCACAGGCTGAAGTGGATAGAGTTGCTAATATGACTTATGCTGAGAAACGGGCTGGAGAGTATCCTGAAGTTGTAGACCAACTAGACGACATCTACCATAACGGTATAGATGGTTGGAAGACTACTATTAGCTCAATTAAAGACAAATACCCAAAGGAGTAAACAATGGCAGGATATATAGGAAGAGAACCGTTCTCGGCAGCCTCTCAAATAAGAGCTGTATTCACAGCTACAGCAGGACAGACTACGTTCACTTTCGATTATGATGTCGGCTTCTTAGATGTATACGTTAACGGTCTTAAAGTTAGACCTACAGAAGATTACGTGGCTCTAAATGAGACCTCAGTAGTATTCAACACTGGCCTAGCAGTAGGCACAGAGGTAGACTTAATATCATTCAGTACCTTTGAAGTAGCTAATGCTCTATCGCCTACTGGTGATGGTTCACAGCTAACAGGGATTGATGCATTACCTACCCAGACGGGCCAAACAGGAAAGTACTTAGGTACAGATGGATCGGCAGCTACTTGGAATACATTAGACACAGATGCTAATAGTACTACCAAGGGCCTATACGAACACGCTAATACAATCAGTGCTAACTACAGTATTACCTCTGGTAATAATGCTATGACCGCTGGTCCAATTACAATTAATACAGGAGTCTCAGTTTCGATACCGTCAGGTTCGACATGGGTAATCGCATAATATGGCTAAGGTAAAAATACAGGGAAACGCAAGTGGTACAGGTACTCTTACCTTAACTGCTCCTAATACTAATGCGGATAGGATTATTACATTACCTGATGAGGATATTACTTTAGGTGGTGGTGTAGATGGTATTGTTTCAACGGCTAATGCTACTGCTATTACTATTGATAGTAGTGAGAATGTTGGTATTGGTGTTGCTACTCCTGAATCACTATTAACAGTTGGTGCTAATGTGATAACAACATTAAAACCAACACTTGCTGTTTCAGACACATCAGCAGGTGGTTCTATCACTATTAGAGGTGGAAGTCCTATATTGTTTTTTGATAAAACAGGTGCAAGTGCTTTTCCCACAATTCTAACTGATACTGGTGGCTTACAGATTAAAGATGGTACGCTAGATTCTCAAGGTACAACACACCTAGCTATAGACTCAGCAGGTCGTGTGACTATGCCTTATCAGCCTGCTTTTAGTGCGAAGATGAATAACGGTTCAGGTAATGGTTATCTTGCTATTGGTAATAATACAACGGTTAATATAGTTCCTAACCTGACTTTGCACAATACAGGCGGACATTATAGCACCTCAACAGGTAAATTCACAGCTCCTGTTACAGGAACATACTATATGTACGGAACTATAGCTTGGCAACCTGGTTTTACTGCTACCCACGGAAGACTTGCATTACAAATAAATGGTGCTGCTGATACATACCAAGATTGTTCAAATATTTATCAGCGTATTCAAGGTACAGGTGCATACTTTAGGATGTTTGTGACCCATGTTATGAAGCTTAGTGCAAATGATACAGTTCACATGGCTGTCATACAAGACAGTGGGTCATCGAGAGATATGCGGAAGTGTATGACTGAGTTTTCAGGCTACCTAATAGGCTAATTCAATAAAGGAATAATTATGCAATACACAATAGAACTAACAGACGCTGAAGTAAAAGCTATGGAA